TGACGGAGCTGTGAAGTCTAATCCGAAACCAAGAATATTATATCCATTTTTCTCTCCGCATCTAAGCATGCCCATCAAGCCTGGAGAACAGGTGTGGGTAATTTTTGCAAATGGAATTGAGAGTCAAGGATTTTGGATGACAAGAATATCATCTGACATGACCATCGATGATTTAAACTATACGCATAGGGACAGATCGTTTCAGACGCCCCTTATGGAACCGTCAAAGACTGGTGAGACAACTATGTCTCCAGACGATGCACCTACATTTCCAAATGGAGATGAGACGGCTCCTGATAAAAGAACTCTTCCAAAAGCTGATGAGTACGCATCTGTTGTCGAGACAGCTATAGCAAAGGCAGAATTTACAGGCGAGGCAGTACCTAGATACTCAAAGCAGGCACCAGACATGGTTCTACAGGGGTCTAATAACACGCTGATAGCGATGGGTGAGGAGACAACATTGAATGATGACAGCGTGTATGTAAATGACGCTGATCCTACTGAGGGTGTATTCAATGCTGATCCCATGAAGGGAATGATCGACATAGTTGTCGGAAGAGATGTAACGTTTGCAGACGGAGCATATGCTGTAAATGAGGATAAGCTGGAGGTCATCACAAATGATAGAAGCTATGATGAGGCCTGGAAGCGTGCAGCTTTGGACGCTGGCTCCATCGTAACTGAGGGAATGCCTGACTTTGCTGAAGATTTATCCAGAGTATACCTGACAATGAAGTCTGCAGAGGGTGATGCAAGATTTGGCTCGGATGGATTAACAGCTCTCACACCACTCACAATCGCAGATGAGGTTGACGCACCCTTCGCTGTGGTTAAGTCCACTCACCCGAGAATAATATCTCGTGCTGATGGTAGCATAAAGATAGTTCACCTAAATGGGTCTAACATAGTGCTAGATGTAGACGGAAATATACAGATATCTTGTGCATCTGGAACAAATATAATCATGGGAACTCCGGACGCAGACTCGTCTGTGGGAAATTCTCTAGCAGGCGCAACCGGAACAAATGCATATGTCAGAGGAGAGGAGATAGTCTTTATGCTAGAGACACTGACAGCTGCAGTTGCAACTTTTGCATCTACTATGTCAAGCGGTGGATCAACTCCTGGATACGGTGCGCCGAACCCGACACTCGCAGCAGCAGCAGCAACATTGATGGCAACAGTCAGCGACCCAACAGGTGCATCAATGACAGCTGCCGGAAACTGGGCAGATTGTCTCTCTGAGATCATAAAGGGTGAGTAGTGAGCATAAATTTTTCAACAGATCTACCCACTGCTATATATGACGAAGATGGTGACATTGTTGCAACAACGATACCAGATGACGGAGACGAAAATATAGATTCATCAGTCTTGGTCGGTGCAGAGGTCATCACGGGCGAGTCTTCAACAGGTGGCACCTACTCAGGTGTATCTGATGTAGTCGAGGATGCAACAACATTCCAAGAGGCGATATCTCTCGCATATGCGGTGTCTGGAGCAGCGGGAACGCAGCTAGACTCTGACGACCAGCCCGCGTACTCCGAGGATGACATATCACAACAATTGGCCCAGGATCTGGCATACTCGATCTATAAGTTCTTTACCTCTGCAAACGTGAAGACTGAGGCGCCAGGTACCAGCTCTGGAACATCTGGTATGTATACGGCGCCGACTGGAACGTCACCATATGCCGGAGACGTAGACATGGACTTCTCTGAGGTCACAATATCTGATCAGACAGGCGATCCAACAGGCAACAGCGGATACGGAATAGTGTCAAGTTCAGATGCAAATAATACAAATAGGTTAAATGACACGCTAGAGGATGCACTCGGAGATGTCGATTCCCCAACCTCAGGAACAGATGACGTACCTGGAAGAATCTATGATACTCTGCTTACGTGTGATGAGCTTGGAGCAGAGATAGACTCTGAGCAACAGCCTGCAAATTCAGCGTTAGGAAGTACTAGCGGTGGAACAGGAACTTCAATTTTAATCACACTCGGAGACATGCTTGCAGAGGCAATATACGACTTTCTTTCATCAGCAGTAGTTTCAGTTGAAGCACACGCTGGCGAAGAAGGAGAACACGGCGGTGAAGGCAAGGCCACTACAACAGCAACTACTGGAGCTATCGCATCTGCTACAATAACTGTTTACGATCAGTCAAAGAATAACGGACTTGTCTCTTCTTCGTCCTCTGCGATAGCAGCCTCTCTCGGCGCAGCAACATTTCAATATACTGAAGGAGGCGCTATAGATGATATAATAGCAGCGTCTCCAGACGGAGAAGATTTTCCTAGCAGGGTCCTAGAGGCAATATTGGCAGTAAAGGACATGGGTGCAGATGAGGAAGACAAGGATGCCATTATGAAAGAGTTCAGCACATTGCTTTCTCAGGCTGTATATGACTTTGCTGCATCTGCTGTTGTCGCAGTGAAGGCACCAGGCGATTCAAGTGTTACACACGAATCTGTGGCAGCAGGTGGCAAAACGGATCTCACTCTGACAATATCTGATCAGAGTGGGAATGTAGATGACGGAACAAATGATGACGACATAGCATACGGATTAAGTTAAACTTATCTATGGCGTAATCTAATGTCAGTAATATTTAATAGTGTGTGTTAGGTGGGTATGGTAAGGTATGGCTGACGAAATTACTTTTAAGAGTGCTGGAACGCTAGCAACAGATGATAAATACTCAGGTACAGTCGAGACTGTGCCTATTGGTATCAAGACACCTCTTCAATTTGGTCTGGCTAGAAGCGGAATATTCGATATGAATTTTGAGTATGCAGATCAAATTAATGATAATCTTAAAAATTTAATCATGACAAACTATGGTGACAGACTGGGCTTATATAAGTTTGGTGCAAACCTTAGACAGCTCGTATCAGAAAGAACATCCAAGGAAGAATTTGACTCAGAGGCAATGCTCAATATACAGAGTGCTATAACTGCATACATGCCGTTTGTTGAGCCTACAACATTTGAGTCAGTAGTTGAGGCTGTTGATCCATCTAAAGGACTTTCTTCTGTAACAATTAAGCTAATGTATAATGTAGAAATGCTCAGGCTAAGAGACAAACAAATCGAAGTAGTAATTCATACAATGGGATAGACATGGCCAGCGATAAAAGTAAAATATACCTTAAAAAAGATGAAAACAGATCATATTTGAACAAGGAGTTTAACTCATTTAGATCTGATCTACTACAGTATGCACAAACATTTTTTCCAGACAGGATACGAGATTTCTCTGAACCGTCTATGGGAGGAATGTTTCTTGACCTTGCAGCCTATGTGGGAGACGTAATGTCATTCTATATGGATCATCAGTTTAATGAGTTAAATATTGAGACTGCTACCGAGATAAAAAACATAGAGAAGCTTGTTAGATCAGCTGGCGTAAAGATTCAAGGTGCAGCACCCGCGTCAGTAAATGTTAGCTTTTATATTGAAGTAGATGCTGATTCAAGTCACGCGACAGGTGTAAAGATAACCGATCTACCTGTTATAAAGGAAGGAACAATCCTTCAGTCAAGCACAGGAATAATTTTTACACTGTTAGAAGACGTAGATTTCACAGCGACAGATTCTAGTGGAAACTACCTGTGGGAGACAGATATTGGAAATAAAGAGGTGTTTACAGTAGATTCATCTTCTAATCCCGCTACATATAACTTGATGTTGTCTGGTATAGACGGAAATCCAAATTGCCGATCCGGAAAACAAATAACAGAAAAATTTAATATTCCTGATACATTTACACCGTTTAGAACGATTAGACTGGGTGCACCAAACGTGTCTGAGATAATAGACGTTAGAGATAGCAATGGAAATATTTACTATGAGGTAGATGCTCTTACACAAAATATTGTATACAAACGCGTAATCAATATATCTGTTGATAGTGATGAGGTCCCAGACAATCTCGAGCTATTGCCAGCTCCGTATAGATTTATTGCAGCTACATCATCTACATCTAAACTAACAACAATAAGATTTGGCTCGGGACAGGCATCAACACTTGATGATGATATAATACCTGATCCAAGTGAACTTGCATTGCCGCTATATCAGAAAAAGACATTTTCTAGATTCTCAATAGACCCAAACGATCTGTTGAGAACTCGAACTCTCGGAATATCTCCCCAGGGAACTGTCATATCTGTTACATATCGTGCCGGCGGCGGCCAAGGACACAATGTCAGCGCAAAGGCAATTAGAACAATATCATCTCTTCAGACATCTTTTAATTCATCTGTTTCAGCAGCAACGGTGTCAAAGATCAGGTCGTCGGTTGAAGTCCTGAATCAAGATGAAGCATCTGGGGGCGAATCAGCTCCTTCACTAACAGAGTTTAGAACACTAGCACTTGCTGCAAAAAATTCTCAATCAAGAATTGTGACAAAGGCAGACTTGATTGCAAGAGTATATACAATGCCTTCAAATTTTGGAAGGGTCTTTCGTCTTGGAATATCATCAAATTCCGAAAACCCGCTCGCAACACAGCTTCACATAGTTAGTAGAAATAAAGACGGCCAGCTTACTATTTCACCAGATGCACTAAAGGATAATCTTCGAACATACCTTAATGAGCATCGTTTGATCTCAGATGCAATAGATATACTTGATGTAGATGTCATAAATTTATCTGTAACGTATAACATAGTCTGTGATGATGTATCTAATAAGTCTCTTGTTGTAGAATCAGCAAATTCAAAGCTTAAAAAATATTTAAGAGTCCAGAATTTTCAAGTCGAGCAGCCGCTTATTCTGACTGATCTTAAAAATATGATAATTAACACTGACGGCGTTGTGAGTCTCGTAGACTTCGAAGTAACTGTCAAGTCAGGCACAGATACAGAAACTGGAAATGTATATAGTGATATGACTTTTGATATAGACTCATATACAGACAGGGCTATAGTATACACATCTACTGGTGCTATATTTGAGATAAAATATCCTGATGATGATATAATTGGAATGAGTATATAATTTAAAATGTATAGAATATTAACAGCAAGCAAAGACACTTATATAACCAACAAGGTTATTAATAACAAGTTTAGGGCAACAGATGCCAATGTAGGCAAGGCCGGAACACTTGTTCTATTTAAGCTCTATGCAGAGACAACATCTGGGTCAGATACATCACCAACAGAGATATCAAGAGTCTTGATAAAGTTTGATCTAGGGCCTTTAAAGGCACTAACAGGCACACTATTAGACTTCAGTCACACTTCATTTAAGTGCACACTAAGATTAACAGATGTCTACGGCGGCCAAACAACACCTTCTAATTTTACGCTAATAGCTTTTCCACTCTCACAATCATTTGATGAAGGAAGCGGAATTGACATAGTAAACTTTTCAGATCTTGACTCATGTAACTTTATAACTGCTTCTGCAACAACAACGTCAACAAACTGGTTCCATACGGGAGCGAATAATCAAGGCTTGCTAGGATCAGATAATCTTGATATAATATCTAGTGGAAATCTGGGCAACGGAGTTGTAAATATCTGGAAATCTCAGGTATTTTCTGATGGAGCAGAAGATCTGTCAATAGATGTCACAAATATTATTTCTGGAACATTAGCAGGGCAGATACCAGATCACGGATTTAGAATATCGTATTCTGGGTCACAGGAAACAGATACAAAAACTAGATTTGTAAAAAGATTTTCATCACGACACGCAACATCTGTACACAATAGACCTAAGCTCATCGTGACTTATGATGATGCAGTTATTGATCATCATAAAAGTTTCTTTTTTAATCTAACGGGATCTCTATTTTTAAATAACTCTCACAGAGGCCAGAATGCTAATATACTGTCAGGAACTGCTGCAGCTACTGTGTCAGGAACTAATTCAATTGTTCTCAGGCTAATATCAGGGTCATATTCTGGAAGCTTTACAGGCTCGCA